CCCGTCATCAATTCTTTTTTGAAAGACGTACACAAGAAGTTTCCACTAAAAGCCATTTACATTTTCCTTATATACTCAGCCAACTCAGGATGGCCTGCGTCTTTAATTGCATTATATACCGTAGTTCGATCACTTTGGATAGCCTGTCGCATGTATATCGCGATTATTCTTTCTATCGACTCTCTGTATTCCGCTGCTTGTTCACGAATAGCAGGATGAGCATTCTCAGAAATACCCACTATCTTATTAGTACAACGATGCGCGACCTCTTCAGGCGTTGCTCCACGGTTGTTAGTCGTAGTAACATCCACCTTAAAATCATTAGACATACTAACGCCAAAAGACATACTGTTCATTGCTTCTGCCTTCTAACCTTCCCGCTCATGTAATCATCCGTTGTTTCTTTTGCCTCACCTAACATCTTCAACCCAACCAATGCTTCAGAATAACGTTTTTCATACAGAGCTTGCATGTCCTGTTCGCCTTTCATAAAGACATAAGCCTCAATCAAACTCCCATACAGAAGAACCATCTTTGCATTTTCAGATAACCAACTCACCGTTGTATCTGCTCCAATTGCAGAGATGGTAGCTGTTGCACCACTTGGACTAGCCGTAATTGTCTCGCCTACAGTATAGTTGCTGCTTGGAATTACTACCGTCAGAGTGGTAGAGGATGGCACACTGTCAACACCGCTACTCATTCCGCTAGTGCCACCTGTAATCGTATCACTTGCTGTAAAAGTCCCAGAAACACTTGTAAGAGTTAGAGTGTAGCTGCTTTGTGTTAAGCTCAAAGGTCTATACAAATAGTGTAATTCCGCACTAAAGCTACTATTGGGCGTTGGACTTACAATAAAATTGTCTACGTCAAAAACAGCATAATACCGAGGAACCCCCGTAGTAGCAGGGTTTGGATTGTAAGACTGAATAAAGTCCGCATCCTTAAACTCTAGGAACACAGACTCACTGTCAGAATTTGTAAAAGACAAAGACATTGGAGCGAGAAAGTCACTAGGAACAGATAAAAATTTATTTGAAGACGAAAACGATCCAGATACATTTCTGCGAAACAAACTTAATTGTACATTCTTTAAAATACGTTCCTCAGAAAGTTCTATGAACAAAGGAATCTGACTCAAAAAAATTGTTTCGTCATTTTGAGTGTAATCCTGTATGGCTTGTTTCAACGTGGTATATGTAAAGCTCATGATGTACTCACTGTAACTGTGCCCACAGAACCTGTAGCAACTAAATTATTCGGTGGCGATAAACCTTCAATAGACTGAAATCCTACGGGATTAAAACCATGTTGCACGGCCCTCTGTTCTAATAAATTTGACTCAGGTCTAGGGTCACGTAAAGCCTGGGGGTCTGGAAAAGCTTTAGGAGGAAACAACTGTGGATGTTTAGTATCAAACTCATCAGGGCCAACCTTTGCCCCAGTCCATTCGGTTTTCATTTCATGCAAACGGTATCTGCGCCCTGACCGATCAGAAATACCATAGGCATTTTTACCGCTTGCATAAGCCATTAGACCCTCAAGTAACTAAGACTAGGTTGAAGCTTCAAAGGAGTACGACCCTGATCCTCGTCCGCTGCACGTTGGAACTCCTCCTCATAGACCGTCTTTAACATTTGAATACGGTCTGGGGCACGTTTCATCGCTATATAATAAGACAACCCCGCTACCATGCAGGGATAAAAACGGAAAGGCATGTCAGTAGTGTTGACCAATGCATCTGCATCCTCGATCCTACGGACATAGTAATAAATGATTTGATCCGTAGAGTTTTCAGGCACAGCCCACAAATTTAATTTTGGGGAGATTTGCCTGTCCAAGTAATACTGGCTTGGACGACCTTGTGTTGTTTTGTTAGGGAGTGTGACGTAGTCCCCACGACTAATGCGTTGAACCTCAAAATCAGTGCCACTTCTTCTAAGAACTACTTCAAGAGAATCCACAACATCACTTGATAGTGTGTATTCGGACGTGCCTTGAACAAGGTCTATCGTAGCTTGATTGACCGTCCAAAGATTTAAACCCCGGTTGGCCCATTCAGCAAACATTAGATTTAAAGATCGACGCGCGGTCCTAGCCTCATAGCCTGTGCGAACTTCTATGCCACAACGCTCATAAGCTTCCTCAATTATTTCCGCGACATCGAGGTTAAAGTCTCTTGATCCTGATGTTGTCATAACATTAACTCATATGTGGGCTTTGATTAGTCTTCACCATAACGCAGCCACCCTTTTTATAACCCATACGAGCCGCGACTTCTGGAGCCTTTGCTTTCAAAGCTCTTAAACCCTTTCCCTTTGGTCCTTCAGGTATCTGTTTTTTATTATCCATTGGTATCGTCCTCGTTATAAAGATTATCAAACACTCTATTCACGTCTAGTGTATAGTCTAAATCACTTTTTGAATAGTGTATATGTTGTGACGGTCTGAAGTCTGGGGCACCCTCACCTAGCGCAAACCAAGCAGGATGCGTTACACGCACTCGATTGTTTGGTAAAGCTACTATATTACCTGTCCACTCTCCCGCATCTAACAACTGCAAAACATGGCTCTGTTTATGCTGCGCAGGATCATCCGCTATTTCCGAATCGGTGTAGTCCACCGTGAACAAGTACCTTGCAGGGAAAAACTGTCCATTAATTTTTGCCATCCATGGGCACGGCGTAGCTCTATCCAAAACATACACTGCATGATGGTGAGAAGCACAGTCCCAGGGTTGAGCATCATGTGTTGCCATTGGTGTAGGCCACTCAGACAACGGAATGTCTGCAACCAAAGCAGTAAGAGGCATACGTGCCCACATCGCTCCACCGTGAACAGTATCTTCAGCCTCGTCTTCAGCCTCACAACCCGTAAAGATTACTTGAAAACTTAACGATCTGTTTGGCATACTTGTTACAGCTATGACCATCGCATGTAAAAATTCGCCGTGATATTTCTCATGGTTATGAGTGTACTCACGGCGAACCCATGCCTTAAAGTAAGGAATGTTGCTCTGTAAATACGGCATCTATTTTAAAAAATTCCTTTAAAACCTAAACCTGAAACCTGCGCACCGCCAGCCTTGCCGCCTTTAACCTTACCGCCAGCCTTCATGCCTTTGACCTTGCCGCCCATCTTCATGCCTTTGACCTTACCGCCCATCTTCATGCCTTTGACCTTGCCCCCGGCTTTCATACCTTTGACCTTGCCACCCATTTTCATGCCTTTGACCTTGCCGCCAGCCTTGTAACCTTTTTTCTTTTTCTTTGCCATTGTATCTCTCCTTTAAAAGATTCTGACTAATCCACCATTAGCTTTTTTATTCTTCCAACTTATACGCTTTGACGATTTCTTTTTCTTTGCCGCAGACGTACATTGAGCCATCGTAGGTCTACAAGCAGGATAGCCTTTCCGCTTTTCGCCCTTTTGCCGACCACAAGGTTTCCCTGTTTTACAGTCAACCCATCCTTTGCCATCATTCTGACTAAACCATTCCCGCAAAGAGTTCTTCTTCGCCATTAGTACGTCCTTGTAACTTTACGTCTAGGCTCGTCCACTTGACCACATCCCGCTGCAATAACTCCACCGCCTCCGTAACTAGCGGGCCGTTTAGGGTTATCTATAGCAGAAATAATTCCACCCGTAGCGGCTTTCTTAGTAGAGTTTCCCCAGTTTGCGGCCCCCACTTTTCGACACTTGGCTACCGCTCCGCTTGCGTATGCGCTGGGCCACACCTTGTACCGAGCCTTTACCTTTTTTGCGCAAGCGTCTAGCTTTTTCTTTTTCTTTTTTGCCATTACTCATCCTCTCTGGAGGCTTGGAGATTTGAAACGGTATCTGACCACGACTTATCAAGACTTGCCTGCCTTTCTGTTAGCCTATCCACTGCTTGAACAAGATGATCCATTTTAACGTCCATAACTTCTGTGCGTTTATCTACAGAAATAAGAGTAGAAACCATCCACATCAAACCCGTCGCGCAAAGCGTTAGCCCAGTACCCCAAATCAACAACTGTACGTTTTTGTCCATCTGATTACCACGCTTTACAGGACCAGTATTTGGCCTTTAGTTTGTCAAGAGTACCTTTATCACAACCATGTCTTGCGCGGAAGGACTTGCGCCGTTTTGGATT